AGATGACTTATCCACAGGCACGGAGTAATTTGAACGTCAAAGGGTGGGTTAAATTTCGACGATAACGCTGGGTCAATTTTAAGCAATCCTCAACAGGGAAGCCGAGCTTACAAAAGAACAACAAAATGCTTACTCAGCCTCCTTAAAAAATGGTCGAAATATGTTCCAATCCGCCATGTTCCACTGCACGATTTTATAACCGTCAATTAAGCACTAATTCGAGATTCGCTGATACAGCACCTGAAAATCTAGCCGCCTGCAGCCTGGCTTCGGCCACCTCCCGGTAGTGCTGCGACAACTCGCACCCGAGCCATTGGTAGCCGTCCATTGCGGCGGCCACCAGGGTCGAACCAGATCCGGCGAACGGGTCGAGAATGATCCCCGATGGCACGCAGATACGATTGACTTGCCGCATGACCTCTAGCGGCTTGCCGGTAATGTGATGCTTGTCAGCTGTCTTGACGACCTGGCGAATGACGCCAGGCAGTACGCCTACGCCCCGGTCCGTCGGCATGTTTCCCTTGCTGCCCCATACGATGTATTCGCACTGCGCCCGAAACCGCCCCAGGACTGGCCGTGTCCCTTCGGTCTTATCCCAGACGGCAATACCGCGCCAGGAGAACCCAGCCGCTTGCAATGCGTCGGTGGTGGTCGGCAATTGCCGCCAGTCGGTAAAGAGGCAAACCGGCGCGCCCGGCTTCAACAGGCGCCAGCACTCCGACAGCCACATCATGGACCAACGCAAATGCGAACGCTGATCGCGGTGATCGCCCGCGAAGTCGTGGAACTCACGCTTTGTACTGGTCTGCATGTACTTGGTGGTGGTGCTGGCCTGCTTCGCACCGATATGCAGGCCGCCGCTGGCATAGGGCGGATCGGTAATCAGCGCGTCGATGCTTTCAGTTGGGAGGGATTCCAGGAAGGGCAAACAGTCGCCCTGGTACAGCTTATTGACTTCCACTTTGACTAACTCCAGCGTGTGGCGCTCTTAGGCGCTCTGGATCGGGGCGCGTAGCCCTCATCAAATGATTCAATGTCCCGCAGCGGGGGCATTTTATGGACAGGGTGATGTATTCACCTTGGCCGAGTTTTCGGGAACAACTTCCACAACGAATGTCTTGCATTTGGGTATACCTGCGCGAATATGATAGCCTTCGGCCTACCTGTACAGGTGGCGCGGCCTTGGCCTTGCTTGCAGGATAGGCTGCTGGCACGGTGGCGTGGTCGAGTGTCCCCACACTGACCGCGTCGCCGCGTTCTTTTTCCAGACCGGCACTGTAGTACGCCACCTCGCAACAAAACACTCGCCAGCAGTTGGTAAGCCTCATATCAACCCGCTACCAGGTGCGCCGATTCCGGCAACCCGGCAACATGCAATGCATGACTGCTGACTACTCCGAACTGCTGCGTATAATCCTGAATCTGATTCGATTCGGCACCATTGCCGACATCGATCATGACGCCCAGCGTGTCCGCGTCCTTGTAGGAAAAAACACTACAACTTGGCGTCCCTGGGTCACGTTACGGGCCGGCGATGCACAGACCTGGTTTCCGCCTTCCCTGGGCGAACAGGTCATCGTGTTGTCGCCCGAGGGCGATTTCGCCAATGCCGCTATCCTGCCGGCGATCTATTCCGACAAATACAAATCACCCTCCACCAATCCAGCGCACCACACGACCCGCTACAAGGACGGCACTGTCGTCCAGTACGACAGCACCGCGCATACCTTGACGGCCACGCTGTCGGACGGCACCAGCGTCACCCTGGCGCCGAGCAAAGTCACCTCCAATGCCGAAGATACGGAATGCACCGGCAACCTGCTGGTGCAAAAAAATCTGGTCGTCAACCAGAACTTGACCGTCAACGGCATGTCGGCCTTGAATGCTGGCATGAATGTAAAAGCCGGCAAGGCTGGCGGTCCCACCGCTGTGGTGCAAGGCATCATCCAGGCCACCATGGACGTGGTCGCTGCCGGCATCAGCCTGGTCAAGCACCCGCACGGCGGCGTCAAAAAGGGTGAAGACGAATCAGGTGGTCCGAAATGATGAACGCCCGCACTGGCCGCCCTATGGCCCTCCTCGCCCACATCCGCCAGTCACTGGCCGACATTCTCAGCACGCCCGTCGGTTCCCGCGTCATGCGCCGCTACTATGGTTCCGAAGTACCGGAGTTAATCGATCAGCCCTTGAACGGCGCCACGGTCCTGCGCATCTATGCCGCCACCGCCTACGCTGTGTTGCGCTGGGAGCACCGCATTGCCTTGACCGGCGTGCAGTTGCATCGCGGCGCTGACGGACAGGCCACGCTAATGCTGGACGGCGTCACCAATGAGCAGAGTGTCCAACTGGATATTCCTGTCGGTCCTGGAGCCGACCTATGAGTGCCGCTATCGACCTGTCGCAACTGCCGGCACCCAATGTCATCGAGCCGTTAGATTTTGAGACTATCCTGGCCCAGAATCTGGCCGACCTGGAAGCGCAAGGCGTCAATCTGGACGAACTCACGGAATCCGATCCCGCCATCAAGGTGATCCAGCTTAACGCCTATCGTGAATTGAAATTGCGCCAGCGCATCAACGAAGCCGCCCGCGCCCTGATGTTGGCCTATGCGATGAAATCGGACCTGGACCAGATCGGCGCGAACATGGACGTCCCGCGCTTGCAGATCTGGCCGGCAGATCCTGACAAAGGTACTGCTGCCGTCATGGAAGCGGACGAAGATTACCGCCGCCGCATCCAGTTGGCACCGCAAGGCATGTCCGTGGCCGGGCCGGAAGGCGCGTATGTGTTTCATGCTTTAAGCAGCGACGGTCGCGTGCGCAACGCGACGGCCACCAGCCCGACGCCAGGTCACGTGGTAGTAGCGATCTTGTCGCATGAAGGCGACGGGACACCCTCGCAGGAGCTGCTGGACATCGTCGCCGCCCGCATGCTTGATGATGGCGTGCGGCCCTTGACTGATTACGTCACCGTCGTTGCCGCGCAAATCGTCCGCTACCAGGTACATGTCAAGCTGTACAGCTTCTCAGGTCCAGATCCGACCGTTGTATTGGGTGAAGCGAACAAGCGCATGCAGATGTATGCGAAGGAAGCGCACCAGCTGGGCCGCGTTCCGACTCATTCCGGCATCGACGCGGCGGTGCATGTTGCAGGCGTCGAGCGCGTCATCCTGGTGTCGCCGACCACAGATCCGGAAATATCGAAGCTGGTGGCGTACTACTGCGATGACATACAGATCGAGTATGGCGGCATTTGGGGCAAGGTATGACCAAGAGAAAAATAAAATCCCTGTTGCCGCCCAATTCCACGCCGCTGGAGCGGGCGCTGGAAGCGGCCACGGCCCGGACCTCCGATGTGCCGGTTCCACTGCGCACCTTGCACAACCCGGACACCATCGATATTGATCTGCTGCCCTGGTTAGCCTGGCACTGGTCGGTCGATAGCTGGAAGTCCTACTGGACGGAAGAGGTGCGGCGCGCGCGGGTACGCAACGCCATGAAGATCCACCGCCAGAAGGGAACGGCCAAGGCTGTCAAGGATGTGGTCGCGGCTTTCGGCGGCGCCATCCTGCTGCGCGAGTGGTGGCAGAAAACGCCGATGGGCGAACCGTACACCTTCGATCTGGTCATGACGCTCACAGGCGCCGGCGGCCAGTCCGCTACCGCGGAATTTGTCGATGATGTGATCGCCGAGGTCCACCGCACCAAGTCCATCCGTAGCCACTTTACGTTTACCCAGGGTGTCGAGACGCAAGCCGCGATTGCCGTGGTAGCGACTGCCCGCCCTGTGATCTATGCCCGTTTAAACCTAACTGAAGCCTAACCCTATGCCCGGACTCCAAATCATTATCACCAAGGCAGGCCGCGCCGCCCTGGTCAATGCTGAACACAACGGTACAGCGCCGCTCAAGATCGCTGCAATCGGCATCACTGCCGCAGTCTTTGCGGCGAATGAAGACATGACCATCTTGCCGGGTGAGATTAAACGGCTAACCACCATTTCCGGCGAAGTCGTGGCGCCCGATACGATCCACGTCACAATCCGCGACGATGGCACCGACACCTATGCGATGCGCGGGATAGGGTATTGGTTGAACAATGGCGTCTTGCTGGGCGTCTACAGTCAGCCTGAGCCGATCCTGCAAAAATCTACGCAGTCGATGATGCTGCTGGCCGCTGACGTGGTTTTTGCGAACATTAAAGCCACCTCCCTGACATTTGGCGATGCCAATTTCACGAACCCGCCTGCCACCGTGGACCGCCAGGGCGTGGCCGAATTGGCGACCGGCGAAGAGACCGTGGCCGGTACGGACGGCACCCGCGCCGTGACGCCTGCCGGCTTGACCCCGGCCTTGGCCCAAACTATCGCCAAGCACCTAGCAGTAGTCGATCCGCATCAGCAATACCTGACGCCGACACGTGGCAATGAATTGTATTTCCACAGGTTGCCCGCTTACACCAATAGCGACATCAACTGTGACACTTTGCAGGAAACTGGCGTGCGCGATGTGTCGGTCGCCAATGATCGCGGCATCATTGCAGCCACCGGCCTGCCCATGGGCGCGGATGGTTACGGCACCCTGACCACAGAGAACGGCGGCCAGTTCGTGCATCAGGTCTATACCGAAAGCACCACCGCACGCAGAACCTGGCAACGCACCGGCTACCTTGGCGCGCCGCTGCCATTCATTGGGCGCGACTGGAAGCTGCTCTGGGATTCCGTGACGTTCGACCCCGCTTCCAAGCAAGACAAGCTGCCCTTTACACCGGTCCAACAAGGCACCGGCATCGGTCAAAAATCCCATGTCGTGAAGATCGGCTGGGACGGCGGCAACCTGAAAGTCACTGTCGACGATACCGACATGGGCGCCGTGATATTTCAGGCGAATCTGGAAGCCGCGCTAAAGGGTTACCTGCCGCTGGCCGGCGGCAGCGTCTCCGGCCTCCTGCGGGTCTCTGGATCTACTGGCGCTATCGGCAGTGTCGGCGCCGGTACGCCGTGTATCGAGATTGCCTCAAGCGGCAAGTCCGATGATGCTTACATCACGTTTCACAAGCCAGGTGCGTTTGCAACGCATCTCGGACTGGATGCCAATAACGACCTGGTCGTCGGCGGCTATTCGATGGGAGCGAATGCCTACAAGATCTGGCATGCCGGCAATTTTAATCCGGCCACGAAACAGGATGCGCTCGGCTACCGACCTCCCCAGGCGGTGGGCAACTGGCTCAACAGCGTGATCGTGGATGACTCACGCGCAAAGAACTATGCGCCGCAAGACCGCGACATGGGCGTCTATTTCGATTTCAAAAATAACGATGTGGATGGCTTGGCCGATGGCGGCAATCAGCACGGCGTCGTCACGTTCCGGCAATGGGGAGTTGGCGGTGACTTCTCGGGCGGCCCGACGCATCAGCTTGGCTTTACAGCCAGCGGGAATCTGTACCACCGCATCGGTACTGCTGATAAATGGGCAGGCTGGCAGCGCCTATTGCGACATGGACAAAACGGCACGTTGCCGGACAACGGTCCACCGATCATTGCTGATTGCAACAACGCGCCGCTCGGATGGGCTACCTACACGCAAGAGGCAACGGCTAATCGTCCAAACCCTTACGGACAGATCCTTACCACGTCGCTCTCTGGAAGCGCGTCGGCTGTCAACGGCAATTGGGTCTTGCAGCGCGCCCTGTCTACCGACAATCAAACCTACACGCGTTTGAATCTTGGGTCCGGTCCTGGTGGCTGGACTGCGTGGACTATGGCATGGGGCAATAACAATTTTGACCCTGGCAGCAAGGTCAACGGCACCAATATCCGTCTGAACTGGAGCGGCCAGGGCGGCCAGCCTACTTGGGTATTCGGCGGACAGAGTTCTGAGAACGTCAACGTCTACAACCCGGCTAACTGGAGCGTCAATTACGCCAATAGCGCCGGCAATGCCAACACGCTCAACGGCGTTCCTATGCGTTTTCAAGAAAATCCCGGTCAGCAAGCCTACTACGTCTATGGCGTCGTCGCGGGCCGCGTCGAAATGACCTTGTTCAATCGCGACACGATGGCGGTCGGGTCAGCCGTGACTGCCACATACGCCAATCAGCTGGCGGGTCCAGGCTTGCAGCGTGGAACGGTCGGCAGTATCGAGATGAACAAAAACAAAAGTTCATCCGGCTGGCCGGGCGTGTGGGAGCAGCACGGAAGCGTGTACGACTTCGGGTCGGGAGCGGCGGAAGGCAATGAATCAAGTGCAGTTTTATGGCAAAGGGTGGCGTAATGGCAAAAGCAAAACAAACAATCGAACAAGTAACAACTATTCCAGCAGCGGAGCCAGGCGAGGTCGCCCAGGCGCTGCCCCTCATCAGTGAACCGGCACCGATTCCGCCGGCGCCGCCTCTCTTGTCAGTGCTACTGCCGCCGGAGGAGAAGCCGGTCGACCCGTTTGCTTACTCCGATATCAAGGACATCGTGCGCTTACCGAATGGCTTTCAGTGTGCCGTTAAGTTCGATGCCAAAAGCGACTACCTGACGTTCCTGGCCTGCGCCAATGATGTCGAGGCACACGGCCGGGCGATATACAAGGCATGCGCCGCCAAGAGAGCGCGCAAGGTCCCCGATTACCTGCCGACCGATGGCGAGCTGCTGGAGGCGACACAAGAGCGCATAGCGCGTGAGCTGCGACGTGCCAATACCGAAGTAACCAAATACCAGGACCGCGTCGACGTGGACGACGCCAGCGCCGCAGATATCGCGCTGCTACGTGCCTGGAAGATTTACCGCGTCGGCTTGAACCGACTCCCCGACCAGGAGAGCTTCCCCCATCCGCTCATCTGGCCGGTCGCACCCGACACAGTCACCGTTTAATTATTTATCTCATTTACAGGAGCCAATATGCCTACTGATTACCACCATGGCGTGCGCGTCATCGAAAAGAACGACGGCACCCGCCCAATCCGCACCATCAGCACCGCCGTCATCGGCCTGGTCGCCACCGCCGAGGATGCCGACCCGATTGCCTTCCCGCTCGATACGCCGGTCCTGCTGACCAACGTGCCCGCCGCCATCGGCAAAGCTGGCGTCAAGGGAACGCTGCGCCGCGCCCTGGACGCCATCGGCGCGCAAACCAAGCCGTTCACGGTAGTGGTACGCGTCGCCGAAGGCAAGGACGAAGCCGAAACCACGACCAACGTAATCGGCACCACGACCGCCGCTGGCAAATACACTGGCATCAAGGCGCTGCTGGCCGCTCAGAGCAAGCTCGGCGTCAAGCCGCGCATCCTGGGCGCGCCAGGGCTGGACACCAAGGCCGTCACGAACGCCATGGTCAGCGTTGCCCAGAAGCTGCGCGGCTTTGTCTACGCGTCGGCGCACGGCTGTTTGACCAAGGAAGACGCCGTGCTGTACCGCAAGGATTTTGGGCAGCGCGAACTGATGCTGATCTGGCCCGATTTCGTGAGCTGGGATAGCGCCACCAACGCGGACGCCAATATCTCGGCAGTAGCTTACGCCCTGGGCTTGCGCGCCAAACTGGACGAAGAGATCGGCTGGCACAAGACCCTCTCCAACATGGTCGTCAATGGCCCGACCGGCATTTCGGCGGATGTGTTCTGGGATCTGCAAGATCCGGCGACAGATGCCGGCTTCCTGAACGCCAAGGAAGTCACCACCTTGATTAACAGCGGTGGCTTTCGCTTTTGGGGTTCGCGCACTTGCGAAACGCCGGAGTTCTTCTATTTTGAGAACTACACGCGCACCGCCCAGGTGCTGGCCGACACCATTGCCGAGGCGCATATGACCTATGCCGACAAGCCCTTGCACCCGTCCCTGGCAAAAGACCTGGTCGAGAGCATCAACGCCAAATTCCGCGACCTGGTCAAACGCGGCTATCTGATCGGCGGCAGCGCCTGGTGCGATCCGCAGTTCAATGAAAAGGAAAGTTTGAAGGATGGCCGGTTGACGATCGATTACGACTACACGCCCGTCCCGCCGCTGGAAAATCTGATGTTCCAGCAACGCATTACCGACCGCTACCTGGCTGACTTCGCCGCCGCCGTCAACGCTTAATAAAATACAGAAAGAGAGCATCACACCATGGGCATGCCTAAAAAATTGAAACTGTTCAATCTGTTCGATAGCGGTAATTCCTACTTCGGTCAGGTCACGGAAATCACCTTGCCGAAACTCTCGCGCAAGATGGAGGAATACCGCGCCGCCGGTATGACCGGCCCGGTATCGGTGGACTTCGGCAACGAAGCCATCACGCTGGAGTGGACCGCCGGCGGCATCCTGATCGACGCCCTGCTGCAGTACGGCGCCCGCAGTCATAACGCCACCCAGCTGCGCTTCTCCGGCGGCTATGAAAATGACGACGACGGCACCGTCTCCACCGTGGAAATCGTTGTACGCGGGCGCCACAAGGAAATCGATATGGGCAGCGCCAAGTCCACCGAAGAGACGAACCAGAAATACAGCACCGCTTGCAGCTATTACAAGCTGACCATCGACAACAAACCGATCTACGAATTCGATTTCGTCAACGGCGTCGAGAAAATCGGCGGCGTGGATCGCAACGCAGATCTGCGCCGCGCTATCGGCCTGTAAGCCAGGTCTAGAACAACCCCAACCCCTTTTTATTTTTTTACTTTTAGGACCACACCATGAAAAACACATCTACCGTTTCCAAGACCGCCATCTCCAAATCGATCACCCTGGACGAACCAATCAAGCGCGGCGACGACTTCATCAGCGAAATCACCATCCGCCGCCCGAAGTCGGGAGAGCTGCGCGGCGTCTCGCTGATGGACTTGGGTAATCTGAGCGTGGCCGCCTTGCAGACCGTCTTGCCGCGTATCACGCAACCGACCCTGACCGCGCACGAAGTCGCCGGCATGGACCCGGCGGATCTGACCGAGATCGGCGCGGAGGTTGCCATTTTTTTGGTGAAGAGAGCGGATCGTCTGGCGGCTTACCGGGCCGAGTAGAAGATCCGATGGCCGATATTGCGGTGGTGTTTCACTGGCCGCCGCAGGCCATGGATGCGCTGGAAGTATCGGACTTGATGGCCTGGCGCGAACGCGCCAGGGTGCGCAGCGGCGCGGAAGAATAGGAAACTAGGATGAGTGACAAGCAATTGCGGTTACAGGTGGTCTTCGCGGCGCTGGATAAGCTGACCGGCCCCTTAAAAAGGATCACCGGCGAATCGTCCACCCTGGGCCGCGCCATCAAAGCCAATAACGACCGGCTGAAGGAACTGAACGCCCAGCAAAAAGATGTTGGGCGCTTCCGTGAACTAAATGCCGGCTTGCAGGCCAGCTCCGGCAAGCTACGCGAGACGCAACAGCAGATCGCCGCCCTGGCACAGCGAATGCAGCAGACCACCACGCCCACGCGTGCCATGACCCGCGAATTTAACGCCGCCGTGAAGTCGGCCAGCGCCTTGAAGCAAGCCGGCCAGCAGCAAGGCGAACAGATGCAGATCTTGCGCTCCCGCTTGTCCGGCGCCGGCATCGACACGCGCCAGCTCGGGTCCGCACAGACCTGGCTCAAAAACAGCATTGCCTTTACCAATGCCGAATTGACAGTCCAGCAGAAGAAGCTGGCGGCAGTCGGCGCGCAACAACAAAAGGTTGCCGGCGCCCGCCAGCATGCCGACAAGTTGCGTACCACCGCCGGCAATGTCGCTGCTGCCGGCATCGGCGCGACTGTCGCCGGCGCCGCCGTGGGCGCGCCCCTGGTCACAGGCTTGAAAGAGGCGAAGCACTACCAGACCGAGAAAGGCCGCATTACTGCCCTGGGCCTGGGACCAAAGGTCAGCGCCGACGCCGAGAGCTACGCCCGCAACATGAAAACCTACGGCACCAGCCACGCCGAAAACCTGGAACTGGTGCGCGACAGCATGTCCGTGTTCGGCGATTTGCCGCATGCGCAGATGGTGGCGCCCATGTTGGCGAAGATGAAATTTGCGAATAAAGCATTTTATGGCGAGGAAGCCGGCGGCGAGAATGAACGCAAGTTCATGGACATGCTGAAGGTCATCGAGGTGCGCGGCGGTACGGCCAGCTCGGAGAAATTCAACGAACAGGCCAATATGGTGCAGAAGGTCATTTCCGCCACGGGTGGTCGAGTCGGCCCTACCGAATGGCTGAACCTCATCAAGACTGGCGGCATCGCCGCCAAGGGCATGGATGAAAAATCCTTTTACTACGAGCTGGAACCACTGGTCCAGGAGCTGGGCGGCTTTGGCGTCGGTAACGGCCTGATGTCGAGCTATAACAATCTGTACCAGGGACGCACCAGCAAGCGCGCCGCGATGAACCTGGACAAGCTGGGGCTGATTGGCGATCACACCAAAGTGAAACATGACAAGGTCGGGCAGACTGCCCAGCTTGATCCTGGTGCGCTCTTGGGGTCAGACCTGTTCAAGAAAAGCCAATTCGAGTGGATGGAAAAGGTCCTGTTGCCGCAGTTGGCAAAAAACGGCATTACCGGCGAGGACAAGATCCTCGACACCATCGGCAGCCTGTTCACCAATCGCAAGGCCGGCGACTTGATGGCGAACATGTACTTGCAGCGTGCCCAGATCCACAAGAACCGGACATTGAACGAAGGTGCCTACGATGTGGACCAGCTAGAACCGCTGGCCCGCGAACAGGCCGGCGGCAAGGAAATGGACGCGCACGCCAAGCTGGCCGACCTCCAGCTGACAATGGGCGAAAAAATCCTGCCGCTGTATTCCAGCGCCATCGAGACCGTGACGAAAGCGCTGGAAGGGCTGAACGGCTTCATGGAGCGCAACCCAGCCACCGCCAAGGCCATGATTGTCGGGTTCGGCATCCTTGCCGGCATCCTGGTGGTGCTGGGGCCGCTGATGCTGGGGCTGGCCGCCTTGATCGGTCCCTACGCGATGTTGCATGTCCTGTTCGCCAAGATGGGCGTCGCCGGCGGCGTGCTGACGCCTATCTTGCGCGGCCTTAGCGGCGGCTTGATGACGGTCGGTAAAACCGTCTTGTGGCTAGGTCGTGCCTTGCTGACGAATCCGATTGTGTTGCTGATTACCCTCATTGCGGTATTGGCCTACCTCATCTATAAAAATTGGGAACCGCTGAAGGCTTTCTTTAACGATCTGTGGGATGGCATCACCGAACGGTTTAACCGCGTATGGGAAGCCATCAAGACCTTTGCCGGCGGTCTGTGGGCCGATGTCAAAACAGCATTCGACGGCGGTATCGGGGGCGTCAGCGCATTAATCATGAACTGGTCGCCGCTGGGGCTGTTTTACAAGGCATTCGCTGGGGTCATGAGCTGGTTCGGTATTGAGCTGCCGGGGACATTTACCGAGTTCGGCGCCAACATCATCCAGGGCCTGGTCAATGGGATTACGTCGGGCTTCGGCTTCCTGAAAGACAAGATCAAGCAGCTGGGGGCCATGGTCGGCATCACGTTTGCGAAGGAACAGGAGATCCACAGCCCTAGCCGTGTCTTTAGCCGATTCGGCGGCTTCATCACTGAGGGGCTGGCGCTCGGTATCGAGAATGGACAGGATGCGCCGATCAACCAGGTCAGCGGTCTTGCCAAGCGACTGACCCAGCTCGGCGCCGGCATCGCCATCGGTGCAACAGCCATGCCGGCGCTGTCCTTCGATACGCGTCCGCCGATTGCGCAGCGGGCCGCCGGCGCCGGCATGGTGATCCAGGGCGACACGATCACGATCTCCATTACCGCTGCACCAGGCATGGATGAGCAAGCCATTGCCCGCGCTGTCATGCTGGCGATGGAAGAGCGCGATAGGCAGAAGGCGGCGCGGATGCGCTCCAGCTTGTCCGACAATCACTTCTAAGGATTTTTACCATGATGATGACCCTGGGCATGTTTGTCTTCAGCCTGCCGACCCTGGCTTACCAGGAGCTGCAACGCAAGACCGATTGGAAGCACCCTAGCACCTCGCGGGTCGGCGCCCGCAATGCCCACCAATTCACCGGCAAGGGCGACGACACCATCACGCTGTCCGGCTGGATCGCGCCGGAGCTAACCGGCAGCGTCTATTCGCTCGATGCCTTGCGCCTGATGGCCGATACCGGAAAATCGTGGATTCTGATTGCTGGGACCGGTCGCATCCTGGGGTCGTATGTCATCACCGGCATGACCGAGGGACGCACGATGCTGGGGCAAGATGGCGACGCCGGCAAGATCGAGTTCTCCATTACCCTGGAGCGTACCGACGAATCGGTGCTGGGCTTGCTCAATACCCTCGGCGACCTGGGCAGCATCAAGAACATGCTCAGTTTGGAGGGCATCAGCAACAGCGCCAGCAACGCCATCAATACCGGCAGATCGACCTTTAACAATGTCGCGGACAGCATAGGGAGCCTGTTCTAATGGACTACCCGATTCCTGCTTTCAAAATCACGCTGGACGGCCAGGACATTACCGGAAAATTCGCGCCGCGCCTGGTCAGTCTCGACCTGACCGAGTGCCGCAGCGACAGCGCCGACGAACTGAGTATCACCCTGTCCGATACGGACGGCCAGCTTGCGATACCAAGCAAGGGCGCCAGGATCAACGTACAGATCGGCTGGCAGGAATCTGGCTTGATCGATAAGGGCGTCTTTACTGTTGATGAGATCGAGCATAGCGGCGCGCCGGATCTGCTGACCTTGCGCGCCAGGACGGCCAGCTTAATCGATACCTTCCGCCAGCCCGTCGAGCGCAGTTTCCACGACACCACCCTGGGCGCGGTGATCGAGGTAATCGCGTTTCAGCAGGAGCTGAAAGCCGGTATTGCCGAGGCGCTACGGGGTGTAAAGATCGCGCACCTGGACCAGACCAGGGAGAGCGACGCGGCATTCCTGCGCCGGCTGGGCAAGAAATACGATGCTGCCGCGACCGTGAAAAATGACACGCTGCTATTCATGCCGGCGGGCCGTAGTAAGACCGCGTCAGGCCGCGACTTGCCTGTGATCCGCATCACGCGCAACCTGGGAGACAGGCACCGCTATCACAGCGCCGAGCGCGACAGCTACAGCGGCGTGCGCGTGTTCTGGCATGACGACCGGCACGGCCTTCGCCGCAGTGTTGTGGCAGGCGTACCTGGCAACAGCAAGCGGCTGCGCACCACCTACGCCAGTGAGGCCGACGCCCGCGCCGCCGCCGTCGCTGAGTGGCAGCGCATCCAGCGCGGCGCCGCCACCCTGGAATTGTCGCTGGCAATTGGCGACCCGGCGCTGATGCCGCAATCGCCTGTGGAAGTCGTCGGATTCAAAACCGATATTGATAATCAGGATTGGCTAACGGCCAAGGTCCGGCACAGTATCAGCGACGCCGGCTTTACCAGCGGTATCGAGCTGGAGACACGCACCGAGGAAGCCGAAGTTGAACGCGAGGATGAGGTCGACCCAGATCCCGGCATTACCGGCGTGTACGCCAAGTGGCGCAACGTCGCCACGAAGAAAACCGGCAAAGAATTTGCACCGTCGACCGGCAAGGGCAAGCATACGGCGCCGGCCGCCGGCGCGACAGCCAGCACAAAGACGCTGCAGCACGTCTACACCAACAAGCAAACCGCTGCACGCGCTGCAAAACTCGAATGGGAAAAAATTCGGGAGCGGCGCGAAATCATCAAGGAAAATGGCCACAACAATTCGTGAGTTTGGCGTTAGCGTGTCCGCGGACGTTGAATGTCATCCCAGCGTGGGCCGTGTTCACCGTCGACGCACTCTTTCACGCCGACATTCAAAATTTTAGCCGTGCTGCCCACGGAGTATGTTTTGCTGTCGTTATGGCACATCGTTTCCGTCTGCGCTGCGTTGGCAACGGGACTATCCGTCGGCATTTTGTAAAGTAGCCATCCACATCCAACGGCCAGCATAATCGTGACGACTGCAAAGGCAATAGAAGTTTGAACCAGTTTTGTATTTGCTTTCGTCTTCTCAGCACACGCAGGACATGGTGCGGGCGCATGTATCGTCGTTGGACCGAGTACCGCCAATGTTTCAAGCGGTTTCGGCGCGACGGCCTGCTCAATTGGTTCTGTGGCTTCCAGGTCGGCCTTGGCGGCAGCAATGCGGCGCTCCATCATTGCCTTCGCAGATTTGTAATATCTGGAAGGTAGTTCCTCTATGCGACTCACACCAAAACGATCCAGCAACTCGGGATAGGCTGCTACCGGCTCCCCGCCGGTGACAGATGCCAACTCAAGTGCCTTGCGCCAAATTTGAGATTTTTGATACGGCGAGATCTTTTCGCCGGCTTCATCTTTGGACTTCTCTGTGTTCACGTTCAAATGCATCACATTAGTTAATTGTGGCGCCTGTTCGACATTACCTATCACCGCTTGGCCTACGTCCCCGGTAAATGCTGTTTTTCCTGTCACGCTGCTGAGTCTCCGTAATATGATTGCAGGCTATCAGGCCGGTGCGCAATTGTTGAGAACTGGGCTACCGATGATCCTGCCGCCGCCTTCACATTGCCAGGTGACTTTGTTGCCTTTCGAGAGCGACGCCGCCAACGCCTCGTGCTTGTCATTCAGCTTTGCCATAGCAGGCATGTATTCGTTTGCAGTCTTTAGATGAACCACGATGTTGTTGAAAGCGTCTTTATCGATACTTTGAACGCTGCCCGAAACACGCAACATCTTCCCTTTATATTTTTGATCCGCAGCGACCTCATTGGCGTCGTAGTCCTTGGCAAGTTGTAACACTGTTACCGCCATCGCTGCTTCTGCTGGAATTTGCGCTTTACTAGATGAAGCCGCAGCTGATTTTGCATCGGCACTGGACGTGGCGGCGTCTGTATTTTGAGCCACCGCTGGAGCATCTGCTGTCTTGCTTGATCCGCCTGCTACTGCCGCGACAATAATCAACGCGACAAAGCCCCCCGCAAAGCCGGCGAGATGGCGTACAAAAGCCCCCTTGCCCTTGCTTTTGTAAAAACGAACCAGCCCCCACCAAACCGCGACAAAACTGATAAATCCAATTGCTGCTCCCATCTGAACTCCCATTGTTAATAATAATTGTGAAATTGTTTTTATTGCATCTAAATGCCCAAACTGAAACCTGGGTTCGTTCCCATCGAATTTTTATACTTTGGGTTTCTTCTTGCCGCCCATATTGAACGTCTGCGGCGCGGTGACATTCCCGGTAACGTTTTGGCTGACCTTCCCATGGAATTCAACATGGGGACCTGTTTTTGTGGGTTCAGCAGCGGGCGTAGGGGCTGCACGCATCCCATCAATCATTCCAAGGACACCAGCTTTACCGCGAATGTCCAAACTGCGATAACCAGCCAGCATGTCCTTTTCATCATCGGGCAGAACTGCCGATGCATATTCCCCGGTAAGCAAATAGAGGACGTCAACACCCGCAGCGGCTATTGCCGCGAGATAGTCAGAATCCGGCTTTCGGGAAGCATTTTCGTAATTCAGTTGAGTATCTTTTGTGACACCACCGAGTACGGCAAATTTGTCTTGATTAAGGCCAAGACGTTTTCTTTCCGTCCGTAGACGTTTGTTGAAATCCTTCATATGCCCAATAATTTATTTGACAGGTGGACGAATGACCACCATAATTACGCCATCCCATAGCGAATACACATCATAACATCATGGAAACATTGCCCAAAGTCAGGCGTATCCCCAAAGGAACAACTTCTCGGCCAAGCGGCGTGCGTTTGATGCCCGACGAACTGGCGGAAGTTGACCAATACGCCTTTGACGAACAGCGCTCACGTGCCTGGTTTCTCCGCGCTCTCATATTGCGCGGCCTCGCCGAATACAAGCGCGCCTTGCCCGCCCACCAATAACAGGACGCTGCTATGTATCCCGACACAAAGCGTATCCGTAACAATCGGCTCATACTCCGGTTTGACGACTACGAACACGACCTTATCAAGGCTTTGGCCAATTATCAGGGAGAGCAACCTTCCACCCTGCTGCGCCAGCTTGTCCTGCGGGAAGCTGCAAGCGCCCTGGGCCTTTCCGATAGTGAAATAGTAGGCGCAAAAGCGGCGTAAGCCTAGACCGCAATAAGCAGACAAAGAGCCGACGAAAAGATGCCAGTTCAAGAAATCACCCTTACCGATGCAGAAAACAATCTGCTGGAGCGCGTGCGCCAGCAGCAAGGTCTGGATTCGGTGCAACAGGCAGCGGAATGGCTTGCGAAGTCGCGTTTGCGCAAGCAGTCGCGCCAAATATCCGGCAGAGGCCGCGCCTTGTATCCAGTAGATAGGAAACCCGCATGAGATTCATCAGCCTTCCTTGTCCTCATTGCCATCATCGCGTGCGTGCCGCGAAGAGCCGCACCATGTCGGACCTGCTGAAAGAGATTACGTACATGTGTCAAAACCCGGACTGCGGTCACGTTTTCGTTGCCGGCTTGGAGGTGCTGCGCACATTGTCGATGTCGGCAACGCCGAATCCCGACGTGCGTATCCACGTATCGCAGCATGTCCGCAATGCTTGTGCCAATCAGCTTGTGTTGAAATTGTGAGCAGCCCATGACGACACCTCAAAGCACGGCGCCGCCGTAATTCTCAGCTAGTCCGTTTTATCCCTTCCGTTGTTCCCTGCAATGCCTGATTTCAGGCATGCGGGATTCGCTCACCCTGAAGAAAGGCAAGCATGTCAGCCGATACAACTTTTCTCAACGTCGAACGCATCACTGTCAACCCGGTACAAACGTGCCTTCATTTTCAATCGGCCAGCCGTCTGTTCTCAATGCAACGACTCGTAGTCCATTTTAAAGATGGCGGAGAGCATGCCCTGACGTTCTTCTTGCATCCCGGTCAGAACGCGCTGGCCTTGGGTGATGTGGTCACTAACGACAAGGTGACAGCATGAAACAGCTCAAAAAATTCCTGTTCGATTTCTCCGTGATGACACTCGGCTGCCTCCTAATCATGGCAGGCCCATTGCTGCAAGCCCTTGGCGTCATCAAGGGGTAATCCATGGCGCCCCACTCCCAACAGACACACCAGGACATTGCGTACACCCACCTGACACACGCCTACATCATATTGGCCGGCGACAAGGAAAGTGTACGCGCCGCCCGCTGGAATAGCGTCCCGCCGCGTGATCGTCAGATGCTGGCACACATGGCCGGCATCGGCAGCAAGAAAGGCGACACCACCCTGCAATCGCTGAACGCCCTGGAGCGCGGCAAGCTGCATTGCGAAGCCAGTCGGCTAATCAAGCAACTGCAAAACGTCCTGCGCTGCGCGCAAGGTGGTGAACTCCCTTGTCAGTTCCCCGCTGCGAGTCACGAATCGGACGGTATCGCCGCATGAGCTACCGCTTCTATTCCACCGACGCCATCACCAGCCTGCCGAAACGCATGGGCCGCGCCCTGCGCGACCTGTTCGCCCGCGATGGCATGGATCGGCACGAACACAAGATCGATGTCATTGATGAGATCTGGTCAGCCGATCATTACCTGCTGCCGCTCGATGCGCCTGATGAGGCGCTTTATCGTGCTGCCGATAGCGCCGCCCGCGAGTGCTATCAGTTCTGTGCCGACTTGCAATCCCTGGATGCGATCTTGTCCGCGATTCGTGAACTCTGTGCGCGTCTGACTGTGGCGCCGCCGGCCGGCGAAGAAGAAAACGAAATCATTCGCAGGGCCTTGGACAAAGCCTGGTGGCTGCGCGGCATCCGCAAGGCGCATGCGCGCCGCTGCGAGCATATGGCGATCCGCCTTGGCTTCACTAGCTACATGACCGGCCCCTATGTCAGCAACGAAACCGCCTATCGCCAGCAGCGCCGCAATAAACAGAATGCCAAGCTGCTGGCCTCTATCGAGCTGCAAAACGAAAACGGCCAGGTCTACAGCCTGGACGCCTTGGCTGCACTCGGCATAGCCAACAAGTCCAATCGGCGCGGCGAACTGATGACCCGCATACGCGGTTTCGAGGAAATCGCTTTCGACTTAGGCCATGTCGGCCTGTTTGCCACGATCACAGCGCCAAGCAAGTATCACGCCGTCCTGAGCAAGAGCGGCGAATCTAACCCGCGATATATCGAGTTTGGCGAACCCACGCCGCGCGATGCCCAGATATACCTGTGCGACGTATGGAAGCGCATCCGTTCCAAGTTGCACCGCGACGGCATCCACGCCTACGGCTTCCGCATTGCTGAACCGCATCACGATGGTTGCCCACACTGGCACATGCTGATGTTTGTACCGCCTGAACACCAAGAGCGCTACGAGGCGATCATCACAGCTTACGCGCTGATCGAAGACGGCGACGAACGCGGCGCCGATAAGAACCGCGTCAAGCTGGTGCGTATCGAAGCTGGCAAAGGTACTGCTGCTGGCTACATTGCGAAATACATCGCCAAGAACATCGACGGTGAACATGTCGGCGATCACCACATGCGCGAAGACGGCCGCACCTACATCGTGACCGACGACCTGGCCGGCGACGAAATGCTGACGCCCAGCCAGCGCGTGTGCTATTGGGCGCAGACCTGGGGCATTCGGCAGTTTCAGCAAGTCGGCGGCGCGCCTATCGGCCCTTGGCGCGAGCTGCGGCGCGTGAAGAGCGAAAGCATCATCAACGCGCCTGACGCGGTTAAATCGGCCTGGCAGGCTGCCCAGACCATCAAGGCAACCGAAACCAACATTATCGACGGCAAGCGCGTGGAAACCGTCAAGACGATCAAGCAAGCCTCCTATAGCGACTACCTGCGGGCGCAAGGCGGCCCCCTGGTCGGGCGCAAGGGTCTGGTCAAGATCGCCACACGCAGCACCGTGGTCGAAGGCAAGTACGCCACCTATGAGACAGAGAAGCCATGCGGGATTTATCACGCATGGAATCCCCGCGCGGTCTACGAATCGGTCCGCTATCAGTGGACAGTCGTCGGCGCCGCCAAGGCTGTGGCTTTTGACTTTCCTTGGACTGGTGTAAATAACTGTACGAAAAAATCCAAAAAGAAAATTTCTACTTCGGTTTTATCGCCGGAAGAAATAGCAGCAACAGCAGTTCGGCTTGCCGCTTTCATCGAAAAAAATCCGCAGCCGGCGTACCAGCCCACCGACTGGTCGGCGATTGATAAAAAATCGAAAGACCTAGAGCGGGAAACCGACAAATTTGCCACCGCGATGAATGCGCAGTGTGAAGAGACGCGCCGGCAGGAAGTGGCCGCGTATGAAAAAAACGACATAGCGGCACGCAAGTGCCTTGTCACGACCTGGGCAGCTCTCGGCGCCTGCCCATATCCACGAATTTATATTACTGAAAGCGATCTATGAAAATACTGATGCATTCCTGTTTGGTCCTCTTGCTGATCGCCGCGTATTTGGGCATTGGCTGCGTGATGTTTCTGCTGCTTAAGCGTTTGAGCCTTCCATGTCCTGGACTAATCACCACATTTTTGTCGGCAGTCGTATTGGCGTGCTTGATGCTTGGCTTGCTCCTGGGGGCTTTCCGTGGATAAGACAACTCAAGATATCACAGTGAAGTTGCGCGACCGTGTCACATTCGACACCGACGAAGGCATCCAGGCCGGCTACGTCAACGACCTGCGGCGCGACCTGGGCAATGGTGAACTGCATGCCTGGGTTGAACTGGAACACCATTTACCCGGCTGCTTCCGCGCCGTGCGGGTTTCGGACATTCTGACTTCTGACCAGGTCGGACCGCCTTCGACCTGCTACATCGGGTTCGATTGGGCCACCCACGCCGCTTGTCTCAACACGCCGTTAGTGATCGATGAAGCGGCTGACCGCCGTGAGCGCGCCGAAAATGAGCCGCGATTCCAATGTCCGGCCTGCGGTCATGTCGGCGCCGTCGAATCTCAGTTCAGCAATTACTGCCAAAACGATCGATGCCGCCGAATAAGTCCGCGTCATACTCAAAGCCATATCGCAGATGCCAACCCGTTAGTGACGGTCGAAGCCACGGTAGATCGTCTTGCACGTGCCGAGAGCGCATTGCTTACTTACGGATTCACGGACTGCGACGGCAAGGCATGGTTGCCACCAGTCGCATATCGGCCGATTGAAATCTTCGACATGGTCAAATTGGATGATGCTCACCAGTCCGGCTTGGACGACGCACGAAGCGGCGAACACGAATTGTTCCCAGACGAAAGTTGCCCGCTGGACGGCATTGAAGGCGACAAGCCGTTCTGTCGCTTCCACTTTTATGCCGACAAGGGCGATCCGTCCGTTGGCGAACCAGGGCGCGCATATTGGGCGTTGTCCGCAGATCAAAGTGGTACAGAGCTTGCACAACTACTTGCCGCTACTCCGCCAGTCTTGACCTATGAGCGTGCTGTCGAATTCGCAGATAAGAATGCTGTGCTGGTTGAGAACGCCTATATCGGATACACCGGCGAACACATCGATCACGGCGCCGCGTACGCCATCGCCGAGGCCATGGCCGCTGCACATATTTGAACAGGTCAGCAGAATTTTATTTATACAATTTCGGAGCCAATAACATGAACACAACATCTTACTTAAAAGCGCAACTGCGCAAACAGGCTGTACTGCACTTAGAGAAAATCGCCACCGATCACGGCCATGTAGGCGTGTTTGCCACGATCACAGCACCTAGCAAATATCACCCGGTCAGAGACAAGAGCGGGGAACTCAATCCGGCGTGGGTAGCATTCGGAAAGCCTGAGCCACTGGAAGCACAACGTTATCTCAGAGACATCTGGATGCGAATCCGCGCCACGCTGCATCGTGACGGCATCAAGCTTTACGGCTTGCGGTTTTCTGAACAACAACGCAATGGCTGTCCACATTGGCACCTCTTGATGTTTGTCGCGCCCGAGTATCGGCAGCGTTACGAGGAAGTTATTACTTCCTTCGCACAAGTTGAACATGATGGCGACGATAGGCGCCGAAGCACATTGCTGCACCTGGAAGCCGGAAAAAACACTGCTGTAGGGTACATCGCTAAATATATCGCCAAAGATATCGATGGCGATAGTAGCGACGACCACCGCGTCCTGGATGACATCAGCCCTTACTTCATTGTGAATGCACATACTCATTTCGGGCGCCGCAGTTGGCTTGAGGGTAGCGATCAATTCAACTGCGAACTCTTGTAATTACAAAAAATTTCAATGGCCGCTGAAATGAATATGCGGCTTTAGAGCACGTGTCGGCTGGAAATCGAAACAGAAAAATTAATAGAAAGATCGAGAGGAAAATAGTGAGTCTCTTAACGCAAGCATACGTACTTGAAAATTTCGGGCTGCGTCTGAATATAGCGCAGCTGTCAAAATTGCTTGATATAGCAGAGGGGACGATCCGAAACCAGATTAGCTCCGGCGCCTTCCCAATTACTACCTATACAGAAGGGGCGCGCCGGTTCGCCAGTTATCAAGCGGTTTCGGAGTATCTTGATAATTTACATTTGATTACCCACCGCGCTTGCGAACGGCAGGCGAGGGCTGCTTAAGCAGCCTTGTTCGGGAAGATAATCACCCGACCTTTTTCCGCAATATCTTCTGGCTTGAGATTGGTGTAGCGTTTGAGGTTACGCCAATCTTTGTGTCCCGTTACGGCGGCCACTTCAGGTATTTCCCAGCCCGCTTCAAACAACGCGCTAGCGGCTTCATGACGCAGATCGTGCATATGAAGGTCAACGATTTTTGATGCGTCTCACGCCCATTTAAAATACTTGCTGGCGGTCCCTGGTTCGAATGGGAAAATTCGCTTATCGATTCTTGGCTGCCGCACCACAATTTCGAACGCTTCCGCGATAAGTGGCACCCATTCGTCATTCCCTTTTTTCTGGCGTGGATGTTTTCGATCCCGCACCATCACCATGCGTGCCGCTTCGTCCAGGTCGTCCCACACGATTCTGAATAGCTCACCTCGGCGAAACCCCGAGCGTAGCAACACTGTCACAATATCTATCATCGGGAGGCCGTACTGAGGATTGTCGGCGAACCATAACAAGATTGAAGTAAGCTCGGCGCCAGTTGGCCGGCGCTCCCTGGTTTTTCCTCCTTCGACCAGGTGCAGGTGCTTCAGCATCGGGCGGGCCTTTGTAACTGCGTCCGGAATATTGGCGTCCAGCATGCCGGCCATGTGACGCAGGATCGTACCGAGCTTCGACAATTCCATCTCTACGGTGTAGCCGCCTACGCCGTCTTCCGTGCGGCGCGCCTGGGCATAACTCACGATATCTTGTGTTGTCAGTTCTGCAGCGATCTTGTCGCCCAGCTTAAG